TATTGTATTATCCAAAGCTACAGAGTTAGCTATAAATGATATACCAATTGCCTATAATTACTCAAATGGAACTTTTGACAGCTTCAAATGGGGACGTATCACACATATACCCGACCTAAGTAATGGAAATGGTAATTGGTTCCGGGGTAATTCTACCATAGATGCACTATATCAAATCATAGCTAACTCTAAAGCGTCTGCTAAGAGCAAGAACATTACGGTTAGATATGCCGGTAAATACATGGTTGCAGGTCAACAAGACCCAAATAATGTACAGCAATTACCCTTATCATCAGAAGAGCAACAAAGTATTGAAAGTAAAATGAACGGCATTAAGAACGTTCATGCTGTCAAATCAATGATTGATATTAAACGTTTCGTTGAAAGTTCTGCTGTTATTGGTGACTTAGATAAATCATACTGGGATGATTACTTTAAGGTTGGATCATTGTTCGGCATTCCGCGTGATGTGTTAGAAGCCTCATTGAGTGGTTCAACCTATGAGAACCAAGAGATTGCCAGGGGTGCGCATGTTGACTATACCTTGCAACCAGCAGGCGATCAGTTTATGAACGCGCTTACTAAACGGTTTGGGTATACTACCAAAAGTATTGTTATATCATGGGATCACCTACCATTTACTAACGCAGGGGCTAAACTTAAAGCGCAAGCAGACTTATTTGTATCACAGGCTTTAATTAACTTTATGAAAGCAGGGGTAAAAGTTGAAGAAATTAATCATATCTTAGATACCGAATTTACAGAACTGAATTATGACACAGCAAACGCATCAGCAGGACAAACAAATTCGTCTGCAACAGATCAAGGATCAAACCAGCAACAGTAAGTTAAAGGCAGCTATTGAGGAACGGCTAAAAACTAAAGAAGTGAAAAAATGAACTATATAATTAAACAATTTCCTGAAAAAAAGTTCACCGATAAAATGGATCAGACCCGTTTTATTAAAGAGCATATAAAAGAATTGAACGCCATTAAAAAAATGGAATACAAAACTTTTTCGGACGTTGTTTTAAAGGATGGTTTTGATACGTCGTCTTTTGTTCCTGAGATTGAAGAGATAACCGGGGACTGGATAGAAGTTAAAGCCATTATCAATACCACCGGAGTTATTGATAGTTGTATGGATTTGCATATTCCAGGAATATGGAATAAAACCGTTAAGGATAATCCATTTAACCCCGTGCTTAAACAACATGAGCGGATGTTTGAAAGCGTTATTGCCACCAAGGGTAAAAACTACAATCAAAACATGAACTTCAAGGATATCGGGGTTGATATAGATTTTGTCACTCAAGCCAATTGTAATACATTTTTGGTTAATAAATCCAATCAGCCATTAATGTTTGAAAAGTATGCTAACGGTGAGGTGACACAACACTCTGTGGGAATGATGTATGTTGATTACGATATCGCATACTATGACGAGGATAGCCAAAAAGAAATGGATTTCTTTGATGAATGTCTAAAACAGTGCATTAATCCAGAGGTAGGAAAAGAATACGGCTATCTTTGGTTAGTCAGAGAAGCTAAAAAAAGGGAAGGCAGCCCGGTTGTGTTTGCCAGCAACCCATTAACCCCAACATTATACGTAAAAAATGCGCAGCCGCCAAAAAGCACTTCGCCTAATAATATGCCAGAGCCGCAATTAAGCACTCAAGCAGCCAAACAGAGCAACAAGGCGTTGCTTGAAGCATTAAATAATTTACAAATAAAATTAACATGAAAAAAGTATTTTTAACAGGCCCGGGATCTGCGGCAGGTTCAAGATTTTTCCGTGCTAAACTAAATGCAGACGCTGATGGTGTTGGCGGCGGTAATGACGCTACTATTGCAACCATTAAGTCGATAGGCGAAAAGGTAGACGCATTTAAAACGGAAAACAAAACGCTAACAGATAAACTGGAGGCACAGGAAACAACTATTGCTGGTCTTAAAACCGAAGTTAACGAAGCTAAAGAAAAAGCTAATCAAGCTGTTGAAGCAGGTAAGGGTATTTCTTTAAAAAGTATCGAGGCCCAGGTTCATGACTTTATTACTGAAAACTTCGACGAGATCAAAACCTTAAAAACAAAAGGCCGTGGTTTTATTGAGTTTGAAGTAAAGGCAGTAGGTTCATTAATAGCCGGTAATGCTGTAGTTACAGCAGCAGGAGTTACAGGAACAGTTGGTAGTGCAACAAACCCTGATGGTATACCTGCTTTAGTAGGTGTACAAATGGCTCCGCCATCACGTGTAAATTTACGTACCAACCTAATTAACGGTATGGTAAATAACTTTACTACATCATTGGCAGCTTATCCGTATACTGAAAGCATACCTAAAGATGGCGATTTTGCGTTCCAATTGTTAGAAGGTGACGCTAAAGCACAAATCGACTTTAAAATCGAAACCCGGTATGCACAACCGTTTACTTTGGCAGCATGGGAACATCTATCTGAGCAATCAGTACAGGATATACCAGGCTTGCAGTCGATAGCTACCGGTTTCCTTAAAGATAAGCATGACATTAAAAAACAACGTGCTATACTATTTGGTGACCCTGCTTTAGCAGCTTTAGTAGGCGCTACTGAATACGGACGTTTATTTGTTGCCGGATCAATGGCTAATCAAGTTAGATTTCCTAACTTCATGGACGTTGTGAACGCTGCTATAACCAACGTATACACTACACACAACTATCAGGACGAAATGCCATACATGCCGTCTTTGGCTTTAGTTAACCCTATCGACTTTTACCTGCATTTGGTTGCTGCCAAAGACGAGCGCGGTTTACCATTGTATCCAAATGCGTCATTATTCAACCGCGTTGAAATAGGTGGTGTAACCATTCTGCCTGAAGAAATGATACCGGCTGGTAAAATCTTCGTTGCGGACATGAGCAAATACAATGTTTCTGACTACTTAGGCTATCGCGTTAAGATTGGCTGGATAAATGATGATTTCATCAAAAACCAGTTTGTTATCTTAGGTGAAAGCCGTTTCCACGCTTATGTGAAAAAACTTGATCAGCAAGCATTTATTTATGATGACTATGCAACTATTTTAGCTGCAATAGAAGCACCGGCTGCTTAATCAATAAAGCTATGAAAGTGAAAGTAATTGTACCAATATTCGGCTCTTATAAAGAGGGTGACGAAATAGAGATGCACGAAAGCACCGCTAAAGCCGTGGCGAAACACGGTAAGGTTGAATTATTAGACGGATCAGAAGAAGATGCGCCTAAAAAAGCAAAGAAAAAATGAAAAAAGGATTATTAATAATCGCGTTGTGCTTTTCCGGTCTTGTATCACATGGCCAGGCAATTGTGCAAAACCTGATTAGCCCACCGGCATCAGGGCTACATTTAACCGATACCGTAACAAATACGGGTACGGTAATAATGAGTTCTGCTTTAGTGTCAGGTGCAGCCCAAAATATAACTGTTACAGCAACCTTTACAAAGCTAACCGGCACAGTTGCTGGTACAGCCACGTTACTGGGTAGCTTAAACGGAATAGATTGGACAAGCGCATCAGGCACATCGTATACAGTAACTGACGTTGCTTCAGCAACAACCTCATGGATATTGACTGGCAAACCCTTTCAATACTATAGGGTGAATGTTGTAGGATCAGGCACAAGCACGTATACGGTAAAAGGCCAGGTACTTAGCGTAACCGGGAGATAATTTTATGATAACAATAATCGCATCTACTGACTTTGTCGGGCAGAATAACGTACCGGATAAGGATATTGTGGGCACAGACCTGCAATTTAATTATATTGAAAAGTACGAGCCTATTTTTCTGACAGAGTTATTAGGTGCGACATTGTATGGTTTGTTAAAAGACGATTTAGAGGCAGAGGATCATGCAGAAAGGTTTACTAACCTTATTCCATATCTAAAGCCAGCAATTGTCGATTATGTGTATTGGTATTGGTTACAAGGGCAGTCAATAGTTAACTTAGGTACAGGAGCAGGGCAAAGCAAAAAACAAAACGCAGTAACAGCAAGCCCATGGCCTTTAATGGTTAGGGCTTGGAATGAAATGGTAGATCTGAATAAAAAGACAAATAAGTTTTTGAAAGACAATGCTACTATTTACCCTGAATACACAATAGTTTTGCCAACCTGGTACTTTTGTGGCGGACTTTATCCGTTCTTTGACTGGAACTGGTATTCATGGTATGGCTGTTATGAGCTGCCTAAAATATACCGACTGCAAAATGGCTTGGGTATATGAGGGCTAAACCAGTATATCTTAGAAAAATACTGCGCGAAGTGGTAGAAAAGGTTAGCGATGCTGTGATAGCAGAGTTACAATTAGCAAATCCGTATATTCAGAAAGTTCACTTTGAATGTGCGCCGTGGTTAGAGATACATAAGATTTTGGAGTTAATGGGGTCAAATCCGGCAACAGAAAATGCAAGGTATCCTTTATTCGCGGTGATAATGCCCTATACCATACAAAAAGGTTTGCAGATAGGTGTTGACGGTGAAGCAACATTGCGTATCATTATAGCTAAAAACAATAATGAAACCGATAGAACACCGGCAAGATACCATGTTAATTTTGAACCTATATTATATCCTATTATGCTTGAATTTTTTGAGCAGTTAGATAATGATAAAAGGTTTGAAACCGTACAGGGATTGGTACCGCATACACAAACTGACTGGCCATACTATGATGACGGGAAAGAAACAAACCCATTCCCCGATTTTGTTGACGTCATAGAGTTGAGTAATTTAAAATTAAAAATATTAACTTCAAATTGTTAAGAAGATGAGTGTAAAAAATGTAATTAACTGCAAAAATCGCAGAGCCAACACAGGCTACGGCAATTGTACAGTTGATCTTGCATTTATCGCTGGCTTTATATGGGCACCCGATAATTATAAGATACCAACTACAACAGTGGCGGCCGCGATCACAAAAATACAGACAGATATCATAAACGATGTTTTTGAACTACGTTTATTCCCTGTTCCGGGCATTGTTGCACCAACAGACAACACCGAAACGTTGCCGGTTGTAACCTATGCCGATGGCTCTAAAGCCGTTCCGCGCGATGTGTTCTTTGACTGGACGTTCCAGAATGGCGGTGGCAGGTTCTGCCTGAACTATCGTTTACGCGCCTTGTTGAACTACCAAAACAAATCGTTCTTTTTCTTTGATAAGAACGGTGTTCTTTGGGGTACGGATACAGGCGATGGAATGATAACAGCTATCAAACCCAACCTAACCTGGGCTAATGTACCTAAGTTAAACACAGGGGCAGCGCCTACCGAGTATTTATTTAACGTAAACTATGATGCTACATTGTTAGCTGACTACCCAGCATTTATTGACTTCTCTAAAAATGGTGGGTATGCATTCTTGAAAAGCCTGTCAGGTTTACAAGATGTGGATATCGCTAAAGTAACCAGGGCTGCTAACGTGTTAACGGTTTCTGCATTTACCAATTGCGGATCAAGCAATTTGGCAGAACTTTACCCAACTCAATTAGCTGCGGCCAACCAATGGAACGCATTTGCTGACTTGAACGGTGCACCAGGTAACGCATTAACGATTACTTCAGTAACCTACAATGCAAACAGTAAATCTTTTGTGATCACTATTGATACATCAGATCCTGATTATGTAGCAGGAGCGCCTATTTGGGTATCGTTGGCTGGCCCAACTGAAACTTATCCTGTATTATTAACCGGCTATGAAAGTGCGCCAGTAAGTATTGTTGTATAATGAAAGGTGATCCAATAGTAGGTTTTAACGTCAAGGCCGTTAAGAACCAAAAGAAAGAGCAGTTTATCAAAGATCATTCACACTTAGATCCGAAATGGTTGGAAAAAAAGTATGATGAGATAGTTGGTAAGCAGGCCAAAGAGGAAAAGTAATATAAACCCCGTATAAAAGCGGGGTTTATTGTTTAACTTTATATTATGGGAACTATAAGATCAACGTTTAAAGCCTATTCTGAAGGTACGGGCATTGATATTGATACCATAATAGCCGAGTCTATAGAAGAAACTAAAACTATAATAATAGGGTTTAATAAAGAAAATCTAAAGCAAGGTTTTAAAATAGATGGAACAAGAATAGGTACTTATGCATCATTGTCGTACGCAGCAAAAAAATTCGCTCAGAATAGCGCTGCCGGATTTGGAAATATAGATTTATTTTTATCAGGGGATTGGGCGAATGCAATTACTGTTAGGGTTAATAAAAAGAGTTTCACGACATTCAGCATAGATACAAAAGCCCTAAAATTAGAAACCAAATATAGCAAATTAATATATGGACTTCCTAACAAGTATAAAGACGAATACATTCAAATACTTAAACCAATTATCATTCGGCGCATCAAAGAAGCTACCAATAGCTAAAACCTGTGCCGATATCCCTATTTATACGTTCGTTAAGGTAGTTACTACCGGTGACACCTCATTAATACCCGACTGGGAAGCCATATATACCGAATATAGTGAGTTAACTAATAGCTCGGCAAGCTCTGCAATACTCGATTTATCCATTGATATTACCTACCTTACGAACAGATTAAATTTAGTAAATTCCATTATTAATAGGTTATCTTTGAGGTTTAATCAGGAATTATTCGATTTATTGACAGAAATGGGCTTTGTTTTCCCTTATGGTGAGCGTTATATAGAAATGGTTATTACTAAATCAAAAGGCGATCTGATGCGATTAAGGCAACGAGAGGCTGAGTATTTAGAGTTAGCCAAAGATGATACTAATGCCACATTGATACAATGGGAAGAGTATTTTAGTGAATTGGGTAAATTCCAGGGCTATCCAATTACAGAAAACACCACTATATTGCAGTATATAGCGATAGACAATCGATATAAAAGGTATGTTAAAATGAAAAATACGGAAAACCGTAGTAATTAATATTAATCAGTTCTTATATTTGTTTTATGAAAATAGAACAAATGATAATAAACCATCTTTCGGCAGGTAAAACTCAAAAAGAAATATCAGATATATTTAAAAAGGAACATGTAGAACCCAATAGTTTAAGCAGCATTGAAAAGATGTTAAAATCAATAAGAGCCAAACACGGAGCTAAAACTATGTTTCATTTAGGATATATTATAAATAAAGACTAAACATTTTTCAATTAAATTTAAGATGGCCCTGATAATACATTCCCAAGTATTGCAGGGTTTTTTATTATATTTGTTTTATGGCCAATGAGCAAATAATTGATGAAGTAGTAAGTCCGGCGGTAAAAAAACAGATTTCAGATTTACAAGCGCAACTTTCGGATCTTGATAAGCAGTTTATTGATACTGCTAAATCGGCTAATGCGTTAAACGTAGCAGTTGGAAACAGTAGAACATATAGAGAATACCAGCAAAATGCAGAAAGAGCGGCTGTGGCACAGGAAAGAGTGCAACAAGCGCAAAACCGAACTGCTATAACTGCTAATCAATTAGCTGCATCTACTCAAAGATTACAGGCTCAACAAGAAAGAGCTACAGCAGCGACTCAAAAGCAATCTGGCGAATATGCCAAACTTGTAGCTGCCTATAATGCCGCTACATTAGCTGCAAGAAATGCTGGTGCGCAATTTGGTACAAGTTCGCAACAATATATCCAAGCCGCTCAAAGTGTAAATTCCTTAAGAACGCAATTAGATGCCATTAATGAGCCTATAGGAAGGCTTAATTCAATAGGTAACATATTTGGTAAATTATTTGGATATGTTAGAACATTAGCTTATATATTACCAGGTATAGGTATCGCTGGTATTTTTAGTTTAATCGGCGAAGGGTTATTAAAAGCTGTAGAATATTTAGGCCTGTTTAATGATAAAATAACCACAGCAGCCATTAATCTAAAGAACTTCAATGATGTTGCTAAAACTGCAAGTGAGGAAGCCGGAAAGCAATCAAGCAATCTGAAAATACTTTACCAAGCTGCTACTGATGTAAATAATTCTTATCAAGATAGGATTAGGGCAGCACAGGAATTGAAAAAAGAATTTCCCGGAGCTTACAAAAATGATAGCGATCTCGCTATTATAACCGGTGAATTATCGGATAAAACAAAAGATTTGTCAAGTAGTTTGTATGACTTAGCAAAAGCAAGGGCTATAGCTGATAAATTAGGTGAGATACAGGGGCAGAAATTTGATGTTGAAGTACAACAACAAAAAATAAGAAATGCACAGGCGAATGAAGAAAAAAGATCAATTGATACTTATACTAAAGCATTAAAGGGTCAAAATATGACGCTGGAACAAGCCAGAGTAGCAGCATCTAAAGCAACATTTGAACAGGCTAAATATGAAAAGCAGGTTAGGAATTCTGTTTTGGCAACAAAGGTATCCGCCTCCGATCCCAGAGGCGCAAATACTGAACTTAATGAAATACGTGCCAGGGCTAACGATGCGCAAAGACTACAACAAGAAAGAGCAAAACAATTAGATGAAAATGAAAAATTCTTGCTTAAGATCGCAGGTGGAAATAATAAAATAGCAAAAGCCCTAAGTTCAGATCAAACCGGACAAGAAAAGGACAAGAAAACCGACCTTAAATCACAATACGAAGAACAACTAAAAGCCCTGAAACTTGCTGAAGATGCCATATTGCAATCTGATAAGTCAAGCTATGAGGATAGGCTAAAGGCAGTCAATGATTATTACAATGATGCCTATGATTTAACCACTAAATACAGTAGGTTAGGTGTATTAACTCAACAGAAAACTAATAACAAGTTAACTGAATTTGATATTGACACCGCTAAAGACCGTAAAAAAATACAGGAAGATGCGCAAAAAGAGTTAGCAAAACTTATCAAAGACGGCCTAAAGGATCAGGAAGATGCAGAACGCGCTAGCATTGAGCAGGTACAAAAAGCCGGGGATGACCGAGTATTAGTTATTGAGCAAAATTCTGCTGATGCACAAGCGGCGTTAGCTAATCAATATGCTGCTGGTCTTATTACGCAAAAACAATATCAAAAACAACTAACTGCCATTCAGGATCAGGCAGATATTGATAGGTTAGATCAGGAAATAATAACCACCAACGCCATAATTGAGTTACGCAAAGGGTTGTTGTTATTCGGAATAGGTTCTGGTAAAGAACTGCAAACCGCTGAAGATAAACTTGCAAAACAAAAATTAGAACGTGTAAAGGCAGGTACAAAAGCTGTTTTAGATGGCATACAGGAAGAAGCCCAGGCAAGACAACAACTGCATGATAAAGAAAAGCAATTAGGCGATGCTTCATTGGGGTTAATACAAACTGTAGTTGATGCCGGTTACGCAAAACAATTACAGGCTTTAGAAGATTTATCTAAACAGGTTGATGATAATGCTACTAAAGAAAAGGATGCAAATAACGCAACGCTTCAATCTACCAAGGATAAGGCTGATAAAAACGCCATAATTGATGCTAAAGCCTTACAGCAAAAGCAACAAATAGCCCAACAGGAAAAAGATATCAGGCGTAAACAGGCAGAATTTGACAGGGCTGTATCTATTGCACGTATAATTGAAGAAACTGCTATTGGTGTGGTGCAGGCGTTAACTATCCCTATTGTTGGATTTGCTTTGTCTGCTGTTATTGCAGCCATTGGCGCGGTACAAATAGCTACTGTATTGGCAACTCCACTACCATCATTTAAAGATGGCGGTACAACACCGGGCGGTCATGTACTTTGGGGCGAAGCTGGTACAGAGTTGGCTACATTGCCGGATGGATCGCAACAAATATCAACCGGCCCAACAGTGCAAGCATTCCCGCGTGGAACTAAAATAACGCCGCATAATGATTTGATGAGGCAAATCAAGCCGGATAAAGTTGGATTTGTTGGTGGACAGGAAGTGCCGTGGACGCAAATATTAGAGCAACTAAAGAAAAATGAACCTAAAAAACAATCTAAAGCTCCTATCAAAATAAATATCAATGGTGATTTTGATAGATATAGGAAAAGTTATTTTAAATAGGTAAATTAGCAGTCACAATAAATAGAAGCGGGCAGCCATCTTAAATGATGATAAAGGTGAAAGACCCGAAACGCTGGCGCAGATAGATGCTATATAATAATTACAGCATAAGGCTACCTGTAGTACATTTATTGAAGTGTTATTCATAATTGGTTTTGCTTTTGTAAAAACCTATTGTCACAAGCGATAGGTTTTTTTATTATCTTTACCATCAATGAACCCACTTAACATATTCAAAAAGTTTAAGTATATCTACGAAATTCGGGGTGTTGAAACCCATGAAATAGACCAAGCTCCAGACGGTTGGTTAAATACCGTAGTTGAATATGATCGCTCTAAAACTTATAACGGTGTTTTACGTAATCTTACTATACCATTCAGAGAGATAGGAAAAGCAGCTTATTTATGCCGAAGGGAATACGCTAAGTATTCATTAATGAGCCGAATTGTAAGAAAAATACTTTTAGGTGATGGATTAAACAATTACAGCGAAATATATCGGGGTAAAATAGACTTTTCTACCAAAATAGACAGCCAAAACGGCTTTGCTGTTAGTAGTAAATCATCTGATTTTAGCGGTAATATAGATGCTTATGCCGATCAGAAATATAGCCTGTCATTAGAAGATGGTGTGTATGTTGAGTTGACCCCAATAATCCTAAACGAAACGGCATCTATATTAATGTCAAGGCCACCTGATGGCAATATACACGCCGATTATTTCGTACCTATACAAGTCGTTAATAACAAAATTAATTCGATAAACCAGTCGGTTTACAATGTAAACTATGAACAGTTACGCGATCCTGATTATTCTACATCTGGAACGCAATTCTTTAAAGCTACTGTCGACATAAAACTATATATTAAAGGTTCAACTACACTAATACCTTTTAATACGAGCTTAAGCGGCGGTAATAAACATCTGTCGCTATCTATAGTCAATTCAGCCGGGGTAGTTCAATATCAGTTCTTTGATGATAGCGTACCACAAGATTTTACCCCAAGTTCTGTAACTGTAGACACTAATATTGTGCTGAATGTACCAAAAGGCGAAAGTTTATTTATTTATTCCAGGATATTTGATGCCGAATTAGATGGCGTGGGCATTGTTGTAACCGCGTCACAGTTAGATTTATCTTACCAAACAATTACTCCTGCTACCATGTGTAAGGCGCTTACCTTAGATCAAATCTTTGGCAAGTTGTTACAGCAAATGAATGTTAATACAGATAGCGGCCCAAATCAGCCAATGCCTTATCAGTCTTTTTTACTTAAAGGGTTATTGAAAAACATC